CCCCTTTCGGGGTCCTCTATCTTCCTGCCACTACTGGCGTGGTCGAAAGACCATACTACTTTTGGTAGGTTAGGTCGTGTACCTTTAAGTCTATTCAGGAGTGCAGCTATGGCTATTACTTCTCAAGATATCATGTCATTTGACATGTGGCTTTCTCAATTCGACATGTCTGTCGAACAGTTGGCCTTAACTCGTCCTATCTTTAGGACGCGTTTTCTTGATGAGTATAACCTGTATCTGCATGACTGTCTAGATGATATTAAAGGTGCTCCTCTTGACGGTAGCATTCCTGGGATGGCATCCCATTGACCCTACTACCCTAACTTTAACTCGGTGTAACATGACTGATTATTCAACATCACATTACCATGCTGTTACGCGTGGTCCCTCTAGCACCTCCGCCTCCATTGGAGACTTTGATGCTAATGGTGAAGGGAAGTTTTCTTCTTCTTCACCTCGGGTTCTCTTGCTCGTATATTACGATCAGAGAAGTGGCGTTGATAATCCTAGGTGGCGGGATATCATTAGGAATCATGGAGATGCTACTACCGGTTTTTCCGGTGGTGCAAATTCTGATCCTTTTGATGATTGGGTCTCTTCGACCCTTGATATTACCGATCAGCGTAAAGCTGATAAGCATATCAGACACCGCTCCTTTCTCTTTGATGGTAGGTTCTTTACGAACTTCCCACCCGGAGTTGTCGTTGTTACCGATGATGTTAAAGCCGATGTAAGAAACCGCTGCATTCGTCGCTTTCTTGACGCTGTTGATTCTGCCCAATCCTCTTTTGAGGCTGGTCAGGACCTCGGCGAATATAAAGAGACCTTGCATTCCATCCAGAAGCCACTTCACCCTTTACGTTCTAAGATACTCTCCTATTTTGATTCGCTAAAGAAAGCGAAGCATAAGTATAGGGGTAGCATACCTAGTCTAAAGAAGGTGTTGGCTGATACGTACCTTGAGTTCCACTTCGGCTGGCAACCTCTTGTAGACGATGTTGCTAAGGCTATTGCTGATTGCGGACGTTTCCGCTTTCCGCATGTGCCTGTGCATGCATCGGCTAAAAGTCGTTGGAAGATAACTGGTGCTACTGAGCACGCAAGTTATGACTTCTGGCCTGTGGGCGTCTCGCGATGGTATCGTGATACATCCACGTATTCATTGCGTTATAAAGGTGCGGTCCGGGTTAAGGGATTAATGCCTAGTGGTCAGTTGACATGGGCCCAGAGTCTTCAATTGACTCCGGACAAATGGCTCCCAACTGCTTGGGATCTTCTCCCTTACTCCTGGATGGCTGATTATTTCGTCAATATTGGCGAGATAATCAGAGGATTCTCTTCGTTATCCTCTGATCTTACATATGGTGTTGTGACTGAGCGTACTTCTACCGAACGACATTTTTCTGATGTCGATATCGATGAAGTTGCTTACGATCCCAATGGCCCTATTGCTAAGATCAGTGTATCGAAGTCATCCTTTGGCGGAGCTGGTGATCTTACTTCCCATCTGATAAATAGATCTCGCCTTGATAGCTTAGCATTGATACCGTCTTTACGGTTTTCCGTACCGACTAGTAAATATGCCTTTGCTAACATGGGCTCGGTCCTTTTTCAGAGGGCAGAATAGCTCATCCCTTTCTTTTAATGTAGACAACTGGAG